CTAGCTTTACCTTCCATCCATTCTAATCGAGTGTATCCAGTATCTCTATGCTGTCCTCTCCACCATTTTGTTCCAGCGTCTCCAGTTTTATTATTAAAAAATGCAGTCTTTGCACCGTGAGCAAATGGGTTCTGTATCTTTAGGTTTTTTTCTGCATTACCTAAAGCTATATTTCTTTTTAAACCAGCTATTTGTATCCTGTCCCACATAGGAGAAGCTGGTCTAGTGTTGTGAAACATTCCTAAACCTTGTACTAGGGTAGCTGCATGGTCTAAATCTAGTTCTCTATCTAATATAGGTCGAGAAACTAAGTTTCCAGCCGCATCTACTTCTTTATAGTTTGCCATAGCTTGTCTCATACCGGGTATATTCTTATAAATTTCAAGTTCTCTATCTCTGACTAATTTCCATCCAGATGCTAGTCTTGTAGCATATCTACTAGTAGCTTTACTAGGTGACTGGTTGGTAATACTTAGATAATCAGCTGTGCTTAATTGACCAGCTAGAAGTCTTCTAAAACCGTCGTTTTGTGCTGCAAATGCGTCGAAATTAAATCTATATCCAGTTGCTTTACTTGTACCGCCTTGTACTAGGCTGTTATTAACTAAAACATTTATTTTATCGGATGCCTGTCGAGCACTAGACTTTATATAGTTAAAATTAAACTGATTCGGTTGGTTAATATCTAAACTAGCTAGTATTTTACCAGCTAAAAGGGTCTTGTCAACAGGTTGACCCCCTGCTTGTTTGTAAGCTTGTTTAGCTGCATATTCTTGAAGTGGCTGTCCCGGATCTTTAAGTGCTGGTAATGCACCACCAAGACCTCCCCCGATGCCAACTGCTAAACCAGCTTCAAGCGGATTTAGCACTCGTTTTTCGTCAATTCCTACACGTAATTGTTCACCGGCAAGACCTACACCAGCTCCACTAACTATACCACGTTTTACAGAGCCAGCTCTACCTACGTATTTAGCAGCTTTAGCAGAAGCTCCAATCTGACTAAATGGTATCATACCCATTCCACCAGAAGACCATACTTCTCCCCAGTTAATCTTTTCATTTCCGTAGAGATGTTTCTGTACTAAATAGTTAGTATAAGCACCTTGACCAAAGTTAGCAGCAGCATAACCAGCCCAGCCCCAAGGTCCAAAACCTAACAGCCAACTGGTACCCCAATCTGTAGCTACACCACCTCCTACTTCAGATGTGATACCTAGAATACGTTTCTTTAGCTCTTCATTCTCCATCTTGAATACTCAAATTAATTCTGTTAGGATTAATACCAAAGTTTGGATTGTCATAATCTCTACCATACTGGTCTGTAGCGGCGGCTTCTTTTTTCTGTTCAAAAGCAGTTTCACCTTCTGGATTAAATTTATCTATATAGTATTCGTTAGGTATATAACCTGACTTCTTTTCTCTACTATAATGTGGTCTAATAGTTAACCCGGGTAGCCCAGATGTTCCTTTAAATATAGAATCCATAGTTTTGCCAAAACCAGCAAGTTGATAACGAGCTCCTAAGATGTTAGATGCCTGTTCCTTCTGTCTTTCGTAGTTTTGAACTATAAAATTTAGATCCCTATAAGCTACATCACCTTTACTAAATCCAGCAATCTTAGCCCATTTTTGAGTTAGTTGGTCAACTTTAAAATTATAGGTATCTTTAGACATTTTGTCTCTAGGATTAGTAGTTAACATCTTAATTTCAGACATTATCTGGGTTAAGTTTTTATCTGCTGTGTTATAAGCCTCAAGATAAGGATTGTTCTTTTTGTTTTTACTCATCGTATGTGTGATAAAATTGTATGCTCTCGGTCTGTGATACCGAATGTCGACCTCATCCAGTCGAGCCAGTTTTTACTACCCTTTTCCTGATTACATCGTCGACATGAGGGTACAACATTCGTCGTAATATCTCTCCCACCTTTGCATTTTGGGCGTACGTGGTCGATAGTAAGGTTGTGTAATTCATGAAATTCTCCGCAATAAACGCATTGACAATTAAAGTGCTCTTTGATAGCCCTTCTCCAGAGCCGTTTTGAATCTGAACTTGTCATCGTTATTAAATTGTGTAAATAGTGATCGGGGTTAGGTAGTAATGGGGTCATCTTCTAATTTTAAGTCTGCTTCTTCTGTTAATAGATGGTTTTTGTTTTCTGCCACGGGTTTTGCTACCCTTATAATGGGCGGCATCCATTCCGTCACGGTTGCCATATGTACCAAGTTTTCTATTAAGTTTGTTTGCATTTACTCTAATTGCTAGACCTTTAGGTGTTTTGTTATATCTGGCTTGCTGCCTTCTACGTTTAGCAGCAGCCTTCGGGTTTTTCTTGTAGTATTTAGACGTTTTGCTTGCCATACAACCTCCGTTGTACAATGTTAGAATCTACAGTAGGTAAAAGCTTGTTAAGTTTATCAAGAGGACTACCCTCAAAAGCTACACCTGTAATATCGTTGGTTTTCAACCAATCACATGCTGCTTTTAAATCTTGTGTAGTCGCTTCTCCGCTTTTAATTCTACGTAGAAAGTCCTCTGTAACAAGGTAGTGCAGCTCGTTAAAACTTTCTTCTGTTGCTTTTCTGGGTAGTTTCTTGACTGTATTCATTCTATACCTAGTCCTTTTTTGACAATCTGTAATGCTCTATCATCGAGCTCGTTATCTGTAGATTCAACTAGCTTTTCTAGTAGTTCGACTACAAATTTTTTAAACTTGTCGCTTTTTAAGCCTGTTAGCACAAGTGGTTTAATAAGTGCAAACATTATTTAGTCTCCTCTTTTTTAGCTTTTGGTGCTTTTTTCTTAGCAGCTGCTACTTTAGCTTTAGCTTCTTCTTCTCTTGCTGCTCTTTGTAATGATAATGTTGATGGCATGGTGTTAAAATAGTTTAAATTTCTTTTCTTTTGGTTTAGGTGGTAGTAAAGATTGTATAGGTACGATATCCTGACATAGGAAAGCTACACGTGTACCCGGTCTTATGGTAAAACCTTGACGTTGTAACTCTGCACATTTAAGTGCTCGTACAAGTTCGTAATCTAATTGCATCTTTTCCTCTTGACGCTTGGCAATGCGTCTGCATTGTTCAAGACCACTTTTGTCTAGAGGAACCATAAAGTTAACTTGGAAACCCCAGTTCTCAGATAAGGTATAGCTACTAGGCTCCATACCTGAGTCTTCTCCGACTTCCCAAGGTTTTGTGTGATTGCCCATATAAAATGGACTAAATGTCATAGTAGATCCATTACATGATATGTTAGGACCATAGTTTTGACGTGACATCGAGCCGTTGTTCTGAAACTGTACGGCTTGGTTTGTCACATTACCTGTAGCTGCTGCCACAGGATTTGAGCTATTATTTGTATCTCCCTCTGCAAACGCTGGTCCTACTGTGAGAAGACAGACAGCGATGTAGTAGTAGAGTTTATTGTATAGTTTCTTGTAGTATCCCATTGTTCTACGACGCCAGCTGCTCTAGTTGTAACTTCTAAGTTCCAAGGTAATGTGGCATCAGTTACAGTAAATACTGAATCTCCACCAGCAATACCAGCACTAGCTGATGATGTAATATTACTACCGCTCCATGTGTTTACGGCAGCACCGAAAACCTGACGTTGCTCGACCTCAGTTATCGTTTGGGTTGTTGTAGTTGTACTATTCATCGACCCTGTAGTAAACTGGGGCGTGACAGTATTAGCTCTTGCAACTGCGGGTGATAACAATGCTAAGAGAAGAATGAG